TGATGGTGGCGTCATCAAAAGACCGAGCGCGTCTGTCAAGCAGCAACTCTTCTGGCGGCACTGCCATCACAGTGATGCGGCCATCCTTGGTGACGCGCTTGACCTGCACATCGTGCAGCATTGGCGCTGGCATAGTCACCGGCTGACCCGTCATCGGGTCAATCGTGGTCATCTGCATCTCATCAATGTCTGGGTCTGGGTAGGAAACCACAATCTTGACCTGCGCGTCAGGCTCTTGCATCACCATTTGCAGGGTTTGCTCGTCCAAGCCGGTGTAATCGTCAATCTGGACTTTCTCGTCATCAGTCCAGTAAAACTTGGCAATGCCGCACTTTCTGACCAGCGCATCCTTGAAAATGGCGTAGGTGGTCAAGAAACCGCTGTTGTCGTTTTGGAAAATGTAATTGACATAGTCGGTGGCCTGCTGCGCAGACTTCACATCCTCTGGGCCGCGAGGCACAAACTCGACCACATTCTCAGAAGAGAAAAACACCTTCATCAGGCTGGGCAGCATGGCGCTTACAGTGTCGCGCACCTCCATCGCCACCACCTTGCTGTTGCCCTCGACCTCGTTGCCAAACGGGTCGCCTCGGTAGTACTCAGTCCCCCGCGCACGGGTTGGCGACAGGTCGCTGTCCACATAGCTGATGGCGTCCGTCAGGTCTTGCGTGATGATTGCTTGCAACTCCGCATCGTCCATCTGATTCTGGGCTGCAATGTCAGTGGTGATTTTTTCGTTCATTTCAGTCCCCAAAAATATAGATCTCTTGGCCGCAGACACTGGCTAAATTTGTAAGAATCAAAAGAAGACTTGAATTGATTAAAGTCTTCCTCCCTTAAATTGCGGTAGTAATCATTTGTGAATGGCGCGTCAGCCGGTGAAGTTCTGGTCGTGCCATGCTCCGGCCTTCCTATTGTGGCACAGGAGAAAATCACCAGACCACCCTTTCGCACCAGGTCAACCATCTTTTGAAATGTCTTTTCCCAATGCCTGTCATGCTCAAAGCACTCGCATGAGATCACCACATCAAATGACTCGTTTGGGTATGGCAACTCATGCCCTCGGCACACAATGTCAACCCCAGCACCCTCACCCAGATCGCAGCCAATGTATTGATCCGGCTCAAAAAACTGCCTCACGCTACCATTGATATTCAAAGACCCCACCTCCAGCACCTTTGTGCCTTTGAAGTATTCGGGCAGTTGGTCTTTGACGCTTTTTATAAAATCAAGTTGCTGCTGGTGGCTCATCGAAACCAAGCCTTTGCATATTCTGGACGATTTTCTAGCAGCCACGGCATCGCATCCTGATGCAACTGTTTGCCATCAAAGCCAATCGTGTTGCTGCCGATGTGGTGGACATAGCTGGCACTCACAAAATGCGAGTAGCCTTTTTCGATCAGATCCCTACAATGCACATCATCTGAGTACCAATTGAGAGGGGGAAACTTTGCTTCCTCAAAAGCATCGCTTGAGATCCATGCAAAGATGGGGCTGATCTCACCGACCATTTTGATGTGGGCCTCACTCGGGAATTTGAAGAAACTCAAGCGCTCACCAGGCTGGCAGATACGCACATTTTGACCAGACCTTGCCGCATCAGTCCTTGACGCCACCCAGCCAGCCTTGACGCCGTCCATTGTCCTAATGATTTCCACATCCTCAAGCAGCATCTTGACGCTGGTTGGGGTCAGAACAATGTCATCGTTGGCCACAAGGCAAGATGACCAGTCTTTTAGCGCCGCCTCAATCACCTCGTTGTAGTCATCGCCAAAGTTCCTTGGCTGGCCGTAGATCTTGTGGTCAGCCTCAAAGTTCTCAAGCACCGACTCTGGCCCCCGCAGGTAGACCGGACACTCTGGCGCGTATTGCTTGATTGACTCCAGCAGCACCGCCAGACCATGCCCCCTGACTGTGGCAATGACGATGGGGCTGATCATTTCTTGGCTTTGTTTCTGGCGCTGATGGCCGCCGCCTTGCTTTTGGCCTCGGCCTTGGAGTTAGCACCCCATGCCTTCAGACTCAACAGCAGCCTGGTTGGCTTGCCGGCCCTGTATTCTGGGCCAGCGTTGCCGGCCATGCGTGCCAAAAAGCTGGCCCGTCTCGGATTGTCGCCGGCCTTGACTGGTGGCTTGATGTCTTGGCCGGCAGCCTTCAGGCTGGCGCGGCCCTTAGCGTTCAGGCCACCGATTGGCTTTTACCCTGCCTTACGCTGCCAAGCCGGTGTCTTCATCTAAACCCCGCTGTTTTTTTGGCCACTGCCTTGGGCTGCTTTACGAATTGTTTCCCCGCAGCTTTTCCAGCACGCTTTGCGCGTGTTGTCGCAGCGTACTCAGCAGGGCTGAGACTTTTGATAGCAGATTCTGGCAAATATCGCTCACCAGTGACAGAAGATTTTTTACCACTTTTAGTCCTCCAGTTTTGATCGCCCCAGTTTTTTAGGGATTGCTGTGGGGCTTTCATTTTTTGGTCTTCGGCTTTGGTTGCGTGTGGCTCAAAGGCTTGCTGGATGGCGAGTGCTTTGCACCACTCATCAGCTTGGCGCCAACCTTGTGGGTCGCCCCCTTATGCAGTTTGCCAGATGGCAAGTAATGCGGCATATTTTTGCTCATTTGTAGCCTCCACCTTTTTCTTTGTAAGACTTGGCCAAAAGTTGGGCCTTCCTGGCTGACCACTGCCCTGCCGCTGTACCCTGCACCGCCCGACCCTTGATTGACTCAAACAAGGCTTTGCGCATGGTCGGCTTGGTGTAGTTGCCAGCAGCGTTGACTGTTGACTTAGGTTTGGCAGGCTTGGCGGCTTTCATTTCTTCGTGCCAATCTTGATCACCAGCATCGGCTTGCCGCCCATGTCCTCACCCTCCATTGCGCTATTCTCGCCAGCCTCGTAGTCCTCATCCTCATCGCTCTCAGTCACCCAGGCATCGCAGGTGCGGCTGGCCGCGCACTTGAAGTCAAAGATCTCGCAGTAGCCGAGATCGGCTTTTTCAATAAACTCCTCGGCGTCACCTTCGCCGCCGATGCCCTTTTCAATGCAGTCGAGCATTGACTCCTCTTGATTGAAAGCTGCGCAGTTACCGCACCGGCTCATCTTGGCATCCTCGATACTGACCTCCCACTCGTCTGCTTTTTTCTTCCAAAAGGCAGTATTGGGCAGGTCTGGATTCTCGGGGCCGTAGTTAGCGCTGTTGATCGCCTTGGCCCTGTTGCGCAGATTGACTGTGATGTCTTGTGTGGCGGTGGGGCAGTTCTCAGCCGCCTCATCGTCACCCATCAACTGGGTCATGGTTTCTTTAATCGTGGCCATCAGCGCATCCCCTTGGTCTTCATGTTCTTGGCAGTCCTGCTGCCGCGCATGGGCAGCTTGGCAGTGGACAGCGCAATGGCCATCGCCTGCTGTGGACTCTTAACAGTCTTGCCGCTGCTGGTCAGCTTGCCCGACTTGTACTCGCCCATCACCTTACCGACTTTTTTCTGGCCTTTAGTCATCATGGTCAAACTCCTTGGTTGCAAATGCCCAATTATGCAGTTCTGGACAGGTTTCGGCGTAAGGGTTGGCTCCACTTGCTGCTGGCCGCTGACCCAAACATCCCCGCCACGGCATCGCTGGCAAAGGTCAAAACAAAGGCGTCAGCCTTGTCTGGACTTGGCAAACCCCTCTTTTTGATCTCATCCTTGCCCTCAATGGCAATTTTGCCTGACGATGTAAAGGTGTAGCGCACTGTGGCCAACTCGCTGATCAGCACCTCATCCTTGGCCAGTTTGCAGTCCCGCGCCTCCAGCCACGCCTTGGCCTTGTACCAAAGCTCGGCCTTCAGGTTGCGGTATGTCCCGCCCATCGCTGGGCTTTCCGAGACATTGATCCCCCGCGCCGGCAGCCCCAACTCCCGCAGCCGGTCAACCACCCCAGCCCCTAAGCCGATGCTGTCGACCAGGATCTCCCGTGGCTGCTCACTCGGCGCCAGCGCATTGAACTCGGCCACCACCGCACCCGTCAGTTGCATCAAGTCCAGATTCTTCCAAGTGCGGATGCTCTCGGTGACTACATTGCCCTGCCGCTTGCACAGCGCTGACCTGTCAGAGCCAAACCGCGCCACATCCAGCCCCCAGACCATCGGCGCCGTTTTGCTGGCCGCCACATCCCTGTGCAGCGCACTTTCTAAAAGATCCATCGGGATCACTGTATCGTCATCACCCCGTGGGAATTCCCCGATTACGCGAATTCTGTAGACATTGCTCTCCTCGCCGTAGCGCATGGCCATCTCTTTGACATACTCATCACTCACCCGTGGCGAGTCGGTGCATGCCACCTGAAAGGTCGTCCACTCCTGCGCCAGCCTTGTATGCGTGTCATAGAAAAACCCGCTGGATCGCACCGGATTGCCCAAAAGCAATGTCACCGCATTGTGGCCGGACATGCTGCCGGCGGCCGCCTCGAACACCTGCTCCGGCACGCCAGACGCCTCATCGGCCACCAGCATCACATACTCAGAGTGAATGCCCTGCAAAGCCTCGGGCTGCTCGGCTCGACTTGTCCTGGCCGATATAAACATCTCAGTGGGCGCAGCGTTGAACTCAATCCTCTCCTGCTTGACAGTCAGCAGACTCTGCAATGGCGCCGGCATCGCGTTGATCCAGCGCTTCAACTCCGCAAACATCGCGTCATACAACTGGCTGCTGGTCGGCGCGGTGACCACCACCTTGACAGGGCTGCGGGTCATAAAGTACCAGAGCATTGCCCATGAGCTTGCCGTACTCTTGCCCACCCCGTGGCCGCTTCGCACGCTGATCTTTCGATCTCCACGGGCAATCGCCCCCAAAAAACGCTCTTGCCACGGGTCTGGGTCTACGCCCAGCACCTCCTTGACAAACAGCACGGGGTCGTTGTGATACCTGGCAACCCACTCGGCAAAGACATTGTTTTTGATCATGTGGACTCTAACCCATTGTCAAAGGCCCATTGGTTGGGGTCGATCTCTGGTGGCTGTGCCAAGGATTCTTTGATAGCGGTGATGGCTGCTTCAATTTTTGAAGACCCAAACCAATGGTTTATGTTTGCCAATTCCAGCGCCTCCAGCGCCAGCTTCAATGCTTCTTTGTCAGTCATGCTTGTCCCCTTGCTCGGATGGCGGCATCTACTTCATCACCATTTAACAAAGACCAGCGTTTTGCATGCGCTTGCCTACATAAACTACGATAAATAGCCTCATCGGTTTTGGCAATATCGTCAGCCGTATCAACATCGTCTAGCAGCATCCAAAGCTGAAGCGATTTTTCACGCTCTGCTGCTGCGACAAGGGCGGCAAAGCGTAAAAGGAATTTAGTCTCAAGCGGCCACAAGTGTTTACCCGCCTCCTCTGCCATGCGGATGATGTCTTCTTGTGTCATATCAACAAACTCCAAATCCAAATGCCGGTGAAGAACAGCGCCAAACAAATACCGTCAACACCACAAAAATACACCAGAGCATCACCACGCCGATCTTGTGCCATTGGTCTGACACTGGCTCAATGTCATCAGGAACAATTGGGTACGGCTTGACCTTGCGCGTCTCAGGCTCGATCTCCGCATTGGTGAAGTGACAAAAGTGATCGCATTGGGGGATATGGGCGCAGATGCCACCCGTGTCGCATTGTCTGATCATGTTGCCCTCGCTTTTAGCATTTCGTCAGCAAAAGCCCATGCGCTGATTTCAATCCAACCGCTGTGGCATCCACCCTGCTTGAGGATTTCATTTTGCAGTTTTGGATTTGACAACAAACCCTGCATTGCCTTGGCCGCAAAGTAATCGCGCAGGGTCATGCCCTGTTCTGTAATGTGGCTCACGCCAGCCGGTGCTGGGAACGCTGGCCCACCTGTTTCTGTAGTCATACGATCTCCTCAGTCTTGCCCAGGTA